ATCATCATCATCTTCCTCATCGTCATCGTCATCATCCGATTCCTCTTCTTCTTCTTCCTCGTCATCGTCATCATCCGATTCCTCTTCTTCTTCTTCCTCGTCATCGGATTCAGAACCGAAAAGGTCTTCGGCTTCTTCGGCAGAAAGCATGATAGGAGCAGGGATAATCTTTACTGAGCCGTCTTCGTACTTAATGATGATTGCACCATTGATTTCTGTTCTGGAAACTTCTTTCAGTTCCACTTCTTTTTTCTTCTTAGCCATTTTCGTAATGTTTAAGTTGGTTAATAATTTATTTATATCACTCTGTTATAAGTTTCTTTACCAGTATGGATTTCTGAGTATACCCAGATTTTACTAATCCCTCCTGAGCAATATTGAATTGTTTTATCTCATCTAGAGTTGTCTTTAATTCTAATTGAGATTCAATTGTTATTGCCTGAGAGGCAAGTTCCTTGTCACCTTGATAAGTGACTATCTTAAACTTCTTACCTGCAAATGGGTTTGCTGGTTGATGTGCTGTGATTTTAAAACCTTCGTTATTCATCGCTATATTTAATTTTAGTTATCCCAGGAATACCCACCTTCCCAAATACTTCGGTATAGGATTTGTATTTCCCTTTTATCATTGTTTTATAGTTATCGGATAATCGAATTGGGTAGACCCATATTTGATTTTCTATCATCCTATTTGTCATTATATAAGCATAAGACCTTCTAAGTTTAATACTCTCTAATGTAACAAACCCTTGAAATAATAGAGACTTCTTAATAAACCTTTCTTTAGGCAAATACCCTAAAAATTTAAGTGATGCCTCATCGAATATTTCAAGCATATCCCTTTGTGCTTTGATAAATAGTACCTTTTGTATTGGGATGTTCATCTTCTTTCTTAAATATAAAGCCAATGAACTTACCAATGGAGGATACTGCAGGAATAACAGATTGAATTTATTTTTCTCCTCTTGACTCAGCCTGTTGTAAATCCTGTAGGATAGCAAGATTGATTTGTAATCTCTTTTGCCTTGTATACTTGGGAGATATGCCTTGCCGTTGTCCATAGAGTTTGATTGAGTACCTTTCATTGAATTCTTTTTTTCCTTTAGACTTAAAGACTCGGTGCATTTGTACCATAAATCTTCTTCGTCGGTGTTTATCCATGTGATATTCATCAGGCATTATGAACTTCCTTGCTTTTACGAATTTACCCTTAAACCAGAATTTAGTACTACCCTTTTTAAGAAGTTTACCATTCATATCGGATAATTCTCTAATGCCTTGTTTTATAAGTTTCCTCCCAGATATTATATGGATATACTGAAGAACATCTACACCATAAAGATAAACTAAGGTAACCTTTACTTGGTGTCTAGTAAAGTATGGTATACCGGTTAGATGTTTCCTATATAATTTCTTTTCAGTAACAATCTTATTGGTAGTATCTGGTCTCCAAGTCCATATATAATATCTATCTGGTCGTATGGGTCCGTTGTTACTTTCCTTTAGTTTTACCATTTATATCCCTCTTTGCCATTCTATACCAAAGATTGATGGATTTCTCATTTGCTTCGGGGAATTTCTTTTTCATTCTCCGAATAACTCTATCAAGTTCAAAACCTTTTGCAGTTAATTCGAATACATAAGATTTCTTTGTACCCTTGATAAGATTAAATTCATCCCTCTCTCTTGGTGGTTTCTTTTCTCGAGGTTTCTTTATCCCAGGAACTCGTTTGGTTCTTCTTTGCCCATTTTCCCCTTCTTCTCCGAGAAACCCAAGCCTTAATCTGGAATTTCTTAATGGGTCATCTTTCGAATACCCAATATTTTCTAATTGCTTATCCATCCAATCGTCATATTTATCAATTAACGATTTATCGGGCTTTTCTTCTGATACATTGATATAATGTAATAAGTCAAATACCCCAGCAGAACAAGCATCAGGGAAAGGCATCCCTAATATGATAGCCTTTCTCTTTAAATCCTTATAAGTCATGTTTCTCCCAGAAGCACCAAGGAAATTTGATTTCTCCTTGGATGGAGCTTTCATGTCTTTTCTACTCTTTTTTGCCATATCATTAATATTTTAAAGTATTCATTTATTTTCTTTGCAAATATAAGAATAAATAATTTATCTCTATTTATTTTTATAAAAATCCGAGGTTTTTGCTCGGTTCGCAGCAGTGGATTTAGGTTTTTTAGGCTTTCTCTTGATATGTGTGTTATAAGCCATATCCAATTTCTTAATATTGAATTCTATGTTGTTCACTTGATTATAGTTTACTGCTCTTTCCACACAGCAACGGTACTCTGGCCAGAATTTTTGTCCAAGCTTAACAGATTCGGTTTTAATCATGAACTTAGATACCATAAAACCAAAGGTATCAGCATCATCTTTAGTTTTGAATACATACATGTAAAATCTACTGAATTCATTTACTACTTCATCCAAAGGTCTTACTGGTAACAATAGATAACCATCAGTATATAGGTCCTCAGATATTAAAGCTACCCAATACTTTTTCTTTCCTGGTTTTACTTTATACCTAAACCTTTCCTTGAGTTTAGTGTGCATCCAATCCGGTACTCTATTAAGAAGATACTTGATATATATCTTATCCTTCTTATTCGACCGCCTTTTAAATGCAGATGGCTGTTGTAGCATCCTTGGAAGTATTCTAAAGTTATTCCACCTATCAAATTCAAGAATTAATCTTAGAGTATCTATGTCCCATTCATCATCAGACTCCTTTAACCTCTTCATGTTTCTCTCTATATTTTTAGAGTTTACCTTTGGGAGTAATTGAGCTGAGTCTCCTGTGAATAAGCTTGCTTCTTTTCTCTTTAATCTTTTCTCTAAACATCCCTCCATATAATCTTGGAAATTCCTCTCACAGGGGCAATCTGGTCGAAAAATAGAAGTGTGTTTCTCAAAAAAATCCGAGAATAGCCTAAAGAATTTCTCTGACCGTTCCCGGATTTCAAGATACTTGTAATGAGATAACTTTAAAATTTCACCAGTTTCCCATGAAGATTTACTTTCTGATAGTTGAAGGAATAATGATTGTTGTTCTTTATCAATTAAACAACTCCAGGCTTTTTGTTGAGCTTCGTTCATAACATTAAATTCTCCTATATCTCATTATACTATCAATTGCTTCATTGGTTATCTGATTAGGGTCATATTCCCCAGAATTAGCATAAAGTTTATCTGGGTCATGGTTTAAATATACACTATAAATGACGTTGTCAAAGGGTAACCATACTTCCATTCTCCCCATTTCGGGGTATATAAGAACTTTTACCCTTTTACAAAGATGGTCAACCTCTAATACTGTAGCATCTACTCCCTCATAAGGGTAACCTCGTAATACTAAGTAATCTCCAGGCTTTACATTGACTAAATCATCCACTGAAAACTTCTTATTCTCTCTAGCAATACGTTTAAATCTCCTTACTTCTTTTCTACTACAAGTAGCCACTAAAGAAAAATCATCAAAGTCTTCGACATTGTCAATCCTTACCTTTTTCTTTCTTGGGTGCATTGTCTCGGTATTACGTAACCAAGTTCTGATACCAGATATATTTCTACGTAACTTATTAAGAAATGGCCTTGAGAATGCTAATTTAGTAGGCATTCTCATAAAACCATAATTGAATAATACTGGTACTTTTTCGAATACCATCTTACCCTTTGTGGTTTTTCTTAATACGTTTACCATAGGAATAATTGCCTTGATTTGGTCATACCCCTTTTCTTTGAGTTCTTTATTGATTTTATCACAGTACTTCCTTTCAAGGTAAAATATACAATATGAGTATGGGGTATGCTTCTTCATGGGTTACTGGTTTTTAAGAATTAACTTAGCTTGCTTATGTACTAACTTATAGTTTACATTCTTCAGTATATCACTAGCCATGAATACATAAAGAATCTCACCTATCTTTGGTACATCAATTACCATAATATTGGCTTTATCGAATAGTGGTTTATAGAATACGGAAGATAAATCCTTTCCAACTACAAAGAAAAATTCTTCTGAGGGCATTGAATTATATCTCATACAGAGTATGGGAACTTTATTTGCTCTTTTTGCATCCTTAGAAGCTTGTTCCCAGAATTTCAGTATATCGCATCCCTTATTACCTAAGAGTAGATGTTCAAACTTAATCTCTTTATAATTCTTGCATTCGATGGATATCTTACATCTATGAGCATGCCTTTCATCAGTACAGGTTAAATCGGAAGTGGAGTCCTTGTTTGAATGCCAAGCTCCACTCCCCGCTCTATTCCTTTCAAATTTGTATCCGGTCCATTTTGTAAACCAAGCACCTATCTTTCTTTCGAATCGATTTCCTTTATTCTTAGAGTTCATAATATAATGGTGTATTGTATTTTTATATACCATTATAGTAATTGGTACCTACTCAGGCCTTGGGTCTTTTCCACTTGCAAAATTTTAGTATTACCTAGAGGAAGAGAATCTAAGTGGGTTATCAAGAATAAAGTTTTCTCTTTGAATATGTGACGTATTAGTGAGGTAACTACTTCTACATTATCTGAACTTAAAGATTCAAATACCTCATCAAGAAATGCTAAGTTAATACCCTTAGAGGCAGTTAAAGCCTCATTCATTGCAAAAGCCATTGCTACACAGACCAATTGTTTCTCGCCACCTGATAGTTCATCGTAATCTATAATCATCCCATCTCTTTCAATAAGAGTAACAAATTCTTTTCTAGCAGTACCCAAATCAATATTAAATTCGACCCTAAATCCCAATACCTCTGAATACTTATCGAGGCATTTATTTAAGAACTCAAGTGATGAATCAAATAGGTAAGCCTTAATCCCATTATTACCCAATGGGTCATTAATTAACCAGTTATAATTCTCTAACTCTAACTCTTTATTGTGAAAGTCTTCATCAACCTTCCGTAAATTCTTCCTAATCTCCTTAAGTTTTTGTTTATACTTTGGAGACATGACCTTAAGCTTTTCTTGCTTGAGCTTAGCCAGGTCTTCGTCAATAGAAGCAATATCAGAAGCAATATCATCACAGTCTGATTTTAATTTCTTATACCTATCATTTACACTACTAAGTTCTTCCAACCTCTCTAAAGCCTCTTGATACTCTTTATCATATTTGTCAAGGTCAGAAAACGCTTTATATATTGATTTAGCATCACGTAACGCACGTTTGTAGTGACCGGCTTCTAACTGTATTACCAATTCTTTGATTACTTTCTTAAGGGGTACATTCGATAAATTCTTTGCATCTTTTATCTTACTCCTCAAATCAAGGATTAGTTCATTTTGTTTTTTAATCTTTATCTGAAGCGAAGCATCTACTTCATCCTTGATTTGTTTTTGTTTTTCAATTAGTAGCTTAGTTAGCTTTTCCCTATCTTGCTTTAACTCTCTTCTTTCTTCTTTAATTTTTTGCTTGAAGGATTTTTCTCTATCTCTCATATCGAAGTAAGCTTCCTTGTTAGCCTCTAATTCTTTCTTAAGCATTTGAGACTCATGCTCTACCTCATTTATTTGAGATATCAAGTTATTTTTATCTTGTAATGCAATGCCTTTAGCAAGGTTTAAGAACTCTAAATCAAATACTTCTTCGAATATCTTTTTCTTATCAGAATTAGATTCTTGTATGAGTCTTTTTATACCCTGACCAAACATGATTGAGTTCATAAACAGAGTATATGATAAACCTATCTCTCGGTTTATAAAGTCTTGTATCTTCCCCTTCCCTTTGATATCAACTATATCCCCATCTTTCATGAAGATAAGTCTGTCTTTACCTTTAGCACCATCCTCAAGTACTTCATCATACTTTTGACATCTAACTATCTTATATGTATGAGAATCTTTCTGAAAATATACTTGTACCTTAGTACCCTTGTAATCTTTAGGCCTTACTTGCTTCCAAGTATTTACCTCAGAAACACCCTTTAGGTTTTTCCCATATATTGCCCATACCAAGGCAGAGAGAATAGTTGAATTATGGGTAACTATAAAATCTCTGGTAATATATAGGCCTTCTGAAGAATCTACTTTAATGCACCTACATACCTTTTTCCCTATATATTCAATATTTCTTATGGTATTTACCATTCTATTTCTCCTGGTAAACTCACCATAGGATTTAGTTTTATATTTCCTTAGAAAAGGGTTAAAGGTTAGTCGTATTGAACACACATATGAAGTAGTATACCTACCATACTTAAACCGGGTACTTTCATTTTTAGTAGATAGGCCTCCAAGGGATCTTACCAAATAGCTAATACCATCTCTTAAGTGCTCACTCTTAGATGAATACGTAGAAACCTTTGAGATTTTCTTTTTGGAACCAACACATCCATCAGTATCTAATAAACCAGCTAATAATAATCTACGATTCTCGATTGATGATTTCAAATATAACTCTGGTATAAACTTATCTTTAGACTTACAACCAATTAATCCTAAATCCTTAAGTTCTTTACCTAAACCATAAATCCTAAAGTGTTTAGCTCCTCTTACCTCTGTACCTTCATGAACCAGGTTTGGGTCTGGCAAATATGACCTTAATCTATCAACTATCTCTGGCCAATCTTCTCTATTGGTAGATACTCTAACTGTAGACCTATTACCGGAAATACAACCATCGCCTAATATAAACCCTAATACGTAGGGGTGTATTGGTAATTTAGTATAATTACCATCAATTGGTACGGTTAATGGAGTTGAGTATCTATACTTGAAAGTACCAGGAGCAGTTTTATTCTCAACCTTATAATCCTTTAGTAAAGTCTCGGTATCTAAGGTTCTTAGTCTGTCTTTAGCTTTACCCGATTTGAATACTGACCATAAATGGTCTCCAGCACATTCAGTACATGAGCCATCAGAAAAGGTTATTTTGTAAGTATCTAATAGACCTCTATCATAAATACCCAATAGCTTGATAGGTTTACCTGTAACTGGGTTAATTACTTTATCATTAAGAGTTAATTCCCCCATCTTTTTCCAACCATTAGCGGTTAAAACGGGTTCTTCTAAAGGTTGTGCTTTACCTTTCCCATTTGGGGCCTTGATAAGTATGGTACAAGTTGGGTTTAATTGTAGATGTAAGGATTCTATTGAACAAAATCCTTCTGCCTCTAAGTTTAAGAACGTTAACATGACTCAGCCTTTTTAAGTGTTTCAATTAATAGATTAGTTTTAACCTCATCTTTAATACCTTTCTCTCTTAGGTATCTCTTTGCTAGAGACTTCTTAGAAAGTTGCTTAGTAATCTTATGTTTGTTATTAACTGGAGTACTAGCTTTTTGAGGGATTACCGTATAATAATTGCCATCATCATTAATATCCTCTTCCCTTTCTACATCGATGAACTTTGGGAAATTTTTCAAAGGTACAAACTTCAGAGACAAATCTTCATAGATTTTCCAATATCCCAATTCACATCCCCTATCGGTTCTCCTCTGATGGTTAGGGGCTCCAATCATATAAACCTTCTTTGATAGTCTTTGTGGTTTGTGTATATGCCCACATAATACTAAATCGAACTTATTGAGAACATTCACATTTAAGTTTTCTACGGAATCTATTTCCCTACCATCTGTATCTTTTGCACCAGGATAATCGGTGTGTAGTAAAAGAATATTCTTTTTACTTTTATCTAATTCTAACTTCTTTAAGTATTCACTTAGACCCACATTATTATCAATATAAGGAACCCCATATACCATAATATCTTTATGTGTAGAAGATAGTTGGGTTTTTTCATAATCTAATATCATGATACCATACTTCTCTACTTGATAAAGCCAGCTAAAGGGTTTAGTACCAACCTTACTTATTTTCTTAATATCATGATTTCCAGATATGGCATATATCCAAAATCCTTCGATTAGTTCATTATAACATATCTCTGCTAATTCTTGGTCCATTGTTTCGGCCTTATGAAATAAGTCTCCACAAAATAATGCAGGACAGTTAAACCTTCTACATAATTTCCATATAATCGACAAAACCCTGAAACTATTCAGGGTCCTGTGATTGTTCTCATTAAACTTAGCCCATAGATTTATATGTAAATCTGAAAAGGCTATTGCTATTACTTCTTTCCCCATATCCTATCTAAATGGTAATTGATTTGTTCCGTTCTCATACCTAAATCGAGCTCAGATATACAAATAGTGGGTATTTCCCAATTTGCAAGCAATTCCCCCATAAGAGATGATATCTGAACTTGGAAGAATCTGTTAAGTATTCTCTTACCATTATCTTTCATTGACCAATGCTTATAAGTATCTAGATTTAATGGTAAGAAGATTGCTACATCACATTGATCTTCCATTAAAGTCTTACATTGACAGAAAAAATGTTCCATTTCACATTCTGGTAAAGTTCTTGATTGCTTATACCAAAAATAAGCAGCCAAATCTGCATAACTCCTATCAGTTACGAAGTATTCTCTATCCTTGAATAACCTATTCCTTTTGTTCAGAAGTTGAAAATCTGCTTTATACATTGCCTCCGAACTGAGGGATAATATTTCATTATGTGATACCCCTTTAGTAGCAGGTAATAAATCTGACATACTACCAGAAATAAAAGGTAGATCTTCTCTCTTAGCTACATACTTAGCTAAAGTAGTTTTCCCTATACCAGAGGGACCCACAAACATAATTCTCTTACTCATGGTGTAATGCTTTAAATGGTTTTATAAATTCATTTGTCAAAAATGATGCTAAAGAGTATTCGATACAAAGCTCTTTGAATTTCTCATACTTAAACTTCTTCTTTGACTTAATTGGTAACTTATCCAATGGATTATGTCTTACAAACCAGAAAAGGTCGATTAACTGTTCATTCCTTTTCCATATTTGAAGATATTCTTTGTTCTTACTCTGGGCAATAAACTTCTCAATTCTACCATCATCAAGGATTTTCCTTGCTTTTACTGGGCCTATACCCGGGAACCCTGGTATATCATCGGAAGTATCTCCAACCATTGCAAGGTACTCTACCGTTTCATGAGAATGATAACCGAATAATTCTTTGCAGTTATCCATTCTTATCATCTCATCTTTTCTGGGGTTATATATCCTCAGGTTATTTGATAGCAACTGGTTAAAGTCTTTATCCGATGATATAAGTATCATTTTCTCGGATTGGAATTTTTTAATTGCAAGGTATGCTAAGAAGTCATCTCCTTCATATACTGTAGATTTCTTTTTATCTAAGATATAATTAATTCTTAGCATACCCAGCATTTTCATTATAATTGCCTTTTGCTTTTGCAATGATTCGTAATCTACAGATATATTTTTTCTATGTCCCTTGTAATTCGGTAATAACTCCATCCTTACTGGTGAATGACCATTATCGAATGAAACATAAACCTCATCCGGTTCGAACCTTGTAAGATACATATGTAGAGATTTGAAAAATCCGAATATTGCCCCACTCGGTTTGCCATCGGTAGATTTAAGTTTTTCAAATTTGTGAAAACTTTGGTGTAAAATATTCTCTCCGTCAACTAATAATATTAATTTTTTATTTTTCATATTTATTTTTATATTTAATATAATAATCTGATATTAGTTGATGTCCCAGCCCGGTTATCTCTGATACCTCTTTTCTAGTAAACCCCATACCTATCAACTTAGGTATATATGACCTTTGAATCTCTGTACCTTTGATACATTTACCTTTTAATTTGTTTACCATCCTCCCATCCCTAGAAGCTTGAGACATATTGTCTTTTTGTGTACCCCAATAAAGGTTCTTAACTGAATTATTAGTAGGTACATTATCTTTATGGCAAACATAGGGTAAATTTTCGGGATTAGGTATATAAACTAAAGCCACTAATCTGTGTAATAACCATTTTGTAATACCTATACCTGGTTGAGATAATCCTACTATATACCTCCCATTCTTATTTAGATGAGGTTGTTTTAAGTGATATCGTTTACTTAATATACCCTTACCATTAACATCCCACCTTGAATATATTTTACCTCTCTTAGAGATGTGGTATCCTGGATATCCTGGGATATTATCATGAAGTATTTTATTCTGATACTTACCTTCTCCATGAGTATAGATTTGAGAAGTCCAAGACAGACTACCTATCTTATTCTTGGACCTTGTAAATTGTGTTTTCTTATTCATCGTCTTCCTCCTCCTCTTCTGAATCTGAATAGTTTTCATATTCTACACCATCGACTGGGAATAGATTTGTTTCTATTTTCTCCAGTTGTTTTTTAGTAGTACCTATGGTATTTACTCCAGCTTTCCGTAAAAGTTTTCTACGAAGTTCATCGTCTTCTTCCAGAAGCTTTTGGAATTTCTCTTCTCCTCTTGCAAGAGTTTTCCCTTTCAATTTATACCCACCAGTAGTTTTTTCGATTACATCGGTATCTACCAATACATCTTCTAAAGCATAGCATCTATCAAATCCAACCTCATGGAATTTAGGGTTGAAATATACTGGGCATTTACTAATTGTAGGTCTAGGAGGAGCGACCTTATTTTTAATAAGTCTAATTGTGACAAGTTTTCCAGCTTTTCTTTCTTTCCCGTTTTGTTTGATTGTAACAGACCTTCCCGAATAGAAAGCAGCTCTGATTGAAGCATAGAATTTGAGTGCAGCACCTCCCGTAGTTGTTGTGTTATCTTTTCCAAATCCGACATTTAAAGCAGTTCTTAATTGGTTAATATAAATCTGAGATACTCCCAGCTTGTAGAATAACTCACTTCTGATACGGAAGTATTTGTAAAGAGCCTTTGCTCTACCTCCCATTTCTGCTTTACCATCAACCATCTTAGCATCGATATTATCTGTACAGTCTGTAGCTGCAATAGAATCAATTACTAAGAGTATCGGTTCATTGTGAGTTAATTGAGAACGTAAATAAATTGCTAAGTCTGCTACTACGTCTGCAATATATTCAATACGGGTATCATTAACAATAGTTACTCTTGCAGGGTCTACTCCATTGATTTCAGCCCATGAATTCATCCAGGATTGTTCAGCATCTACCCATATCACATGACCTCCAAGTTGTTGAGTAGCATAAGCAAAGTTATAAGCCACCAAAGATTTACCAGAGGATTCCTCTCCAGCAATCTCAACGATTTTACCATAAGGAATACCCTTACCGAATAAGTAGTTCAGAGCAAAGAAAGTAGATGGTATATATAAATCGGTATCAGTAACTTCTGAAGCTAATTTAATCATACTTCCATATTTCTTTGCCATCTCATTTGCTGTTGGTACTTTTAAACCAACCTTAGATTTCTTTGCCATAATGTAATGTCTTTAAACTAAAGAAGGTGATAACAGAACGAATCTAATTACCACCTTCGAATGAAACCATATTACTCTAACCCTTAAATATCCGATTTGTATTTTCTTTTCTTTTTCTTAGGTTCATCATCTTCCATGTAATGGTCTTTGTGAACTCCCTTTTTCTTCTTTGACTTATCGTCATCATCGTCATCCCCATGGTCTTCGTTTAGATACTGTGAAAGTAAATCTTCCAACTCATCATAGGATTTGATTTGAGAACGAACTATCCCCTCAAGGTCAATTGTACCTTGATATTTCTTGTCCAACTTAGTTGGTTTGCAAGCACGGGCAGAATAAGTGGTATCTAGTTTACCAGACCCGGAACGAATTACCTTGATATCGTATCCAGTTTTTGGATCTGTCATATCACCTGCCTCATCTTCATCAAGGTAAAGGTCAATGATATCCTGGTATACTGAGCGAGGAACTAAAACTCCCTTATCTTTGCCTTCGTAATCTACCTTACTACCCTTTTCATCTGAGTAAATGATACCACCGATAACATATCTTCTTCTTGGTACCAGGTTCTTGGCAAGTTCCTTGTCATCTTCATCCTTGGAGTTTTTCAATTCTTGGTATTTCTCCATGAATGGGCAAGGTTCATCAAAAGTAGCCGGAGATATAACTCCTCCCAAATTGCCACCCAGGTAGAATTGAATAATTTCGATACCCAATTCTTGGTCATCACCCGGAGATTTAATTCTCATCCTCAGAGTTCCCTCTTTTGGATATACTAACCCACTACCATTTCCCTTGGATTCTAGCTGTTTCTTTCTAGCTAGCATCTTTTCTTTTGTAGAAAGTCCCTCTGATGAAACTTTCTTTTTCTTCTTGTCTTTTATCATAATGATTAGTTTTAATTATTCGGTTCTGAGTAAACTACTTCGTTCATACTCAATACGGTAAGAACGTTTTTCTCTAAAAGTTGTTTGAGAGCAGGAGATAGTTTGTCCGTTTCGAATTCAAGTTCTTTACCTGCATACAAACCATAGGTAACTATTCTACCTACAGCAACCAATTCTCGGTAGGTTTTGTATTCTTCGGTAATTTCCCCACTCTTTACTACAACCCCTTTACGAGGAACTCCCTCTTTTACTTGTTCAGGGATAATCAAACCGGATTTAGTTTGATTTACCTCCTTTGGAGATAAAATAAGTACCCGGTTTTCTGTTGGGCATCCGGGTAATTCTTGATTAAATTTCTCAGCTACAAGAGGTGAGATAAATGTCATTGAATAATTCATATTCTAATACCGTTTTTAAAAGTTAGTAATTGTTTATAGTTCAATGGGTTAACCCTTTCTTAGATTCGCATTAATAGTTCTTAGTATATTCTCCCGACTCTCATAGGCTTTACATATAGTTATGAACTTATTTGCTTTTTCTACAGCTTTCAAATACCTTTCATTGATAGAAGAGTATTTCTTGTTAAGGTTTGCCTTATGAGATACGTATTCATTATTCCATCTCTCATTAGCATCCTTATAATATAACCAGGCATTCGAATAAGCTTCTTCTTTTTCCCTTGCTAGAGCATCTCTTTCTTTTATATACTTATCTCTCAGGGAAGCAAGTACATAATAACTAGAAGGAGATTCTCGTAGCTGAGAATTGATGATATTCTCATTGATAGATAATTCCTTTTGAATATCAATCTCAATAAGTTTACCTTCAAATTTAACCTTTAGTTTTTTCAGTTCCGTCTTCATAAACTTCTAATAGGTTTTTAAAGTCTTCTTTACTAAATTCCCCCTTACTTATTGCTTTAGTTACTTGAGCAAAAGCCATTTGATAAGAGAGTTTCATACCCGGCAAATTAAGAAGAGATTTATAGATGCTTATCTTATCTACCAAAGCCATTAATCTTAAGTCGCATAAGTTATCAGTACCACCTCTATCGAGTAATGCTAAAAATGCAGCCCAATAAATATGGGTGGCATCTTCATAAGCAAGTTTACCATCCTCATCCGTAGCCATTACTTTAAAAGCCAATCCCTCTAAAGTAGTAAGATTAGTTTGTACTTGAGATAACTGAGTCTTTAATCGGTTAAGTAACATTTTTTCTTGTCCACTCAACCTTAGATTAACCACATCTAAATACTTAAGTAAATTTTCGATAGAATAACCTAAGCAACCTGCAACCATATAAGTAAGGGCAGTTAAATTACTTGCATTATCAATCTCTTTCTGTGTTGCCATAATTCCATAAATTTATATTATTTATATATACATAGTATCTTCTCTTTTCGATTCTGTTGTAATGGTCAATACAGATTCTGAATGCTTTATATTAGTTTTACAATTAGGACATTGTACTATCCTAAAATAATCCCCAGATTTATTATAAACCCCAAAAGTTTCACTGGTATCATATTCAAATTCGCAATCACATACTGGGCATTTAGCCCTCCATACCGTGGGCCCGTTTAAAATCTTCTTCATTTCCTTAGTTTTATGTTATTATACCGTAATATTTTATATAATACTCCAGTTGATATACCGAATTCTTCTAGTATATCTTTTCTTGGTATACCCTCTATATACCTAGAAATTAATAATTCTACATTTACCTTACGTTCTCGTTCTTTACCAACAAAATAGAATCTTTTATCTTCTATACACTGACCCATATTCATCTTAGCTGTACCCCAATATAAATTACCTACCCGATTATCCTCTGGATTGTTATTTTTATGACATACTTGAGGATAATTGTTTGGGTTAGAGATGTAAATAGAAGCAACTAACCTGTGTCTATAAAAGTTCTTCCGTTTACCACCATCTCCTACTAAAGAGTTAGATAAATAACCATTATCTTTCATAGCAGGTTTTACCAATTTCCAACTACCAGTAAATTTCGAGTATAATTTTCCAGTACGGGATATGTAATAATTACTAAACCCGGGTATATTACCCTTTTCTCGATTTTTCATATTCTCGTTGATATTTATGGATTTCCTTTTTATATAGTTCCATAAATACTTCTGGTGAAGCTGCACTAAAATTACCAATTTTACGAGTCTTAAACTTATGGTATTCCTCCATGTACTCTTCTACCGAAAAGTCTGGTTTTAACATTCTAGTATAATCATATCCGGGCATAAATGGTAATTCTTCTGCCATAGACCGGCCTATTGTAAAATCCATTGATAGAGTTACGTCATCTACTTGAAAACCGAAATACTTCTTAGTACTTGGGTTACGTAGGATATTCCAAATGGTATATACAGTCCATGTATTTATATCTTCTGGTTTAGAATACATATATACTGCATCATGTACCGTACAAGCTTCTTTCATCATTGGTAATTTACCTTGTCGCATTAACCAATAAACAAGAATAGCCCCAAAGTTGGTCATATTTGCTGCAGCACCTTGACATGGGAAATTAAGTCCCAAACGAATAGCATAAGCAACTTCTTGTTTGTCGTTTGAGTATATCTGGGGTAATCTTCTCTTAGTACCAAATAACTGGGTATAATACCCATGCTTACGAAGAAATTTCTCTTGCTTCTCTTTGAACTTAAGTATCTTTGGGTGTTTCTCAAAGAACTCCGCCATTTCTTTATGGGCTTCTTCTTTAGTAACTATAATACCAGCTTTTGGGTCGGATAATTTTACTGCAAGTAAAGCTTCTCCAATACCATAAATCAAACCGAATGCAATTTGCTTAGCTTGTTTTCTTCTAGTCTTCCATAATTTATAGTCAGGATGATTTTCATCTTCGTATATTTTAGAGGCTTCCTCAATTGATACTCCATATTTTGCTGCTGCTATACCCAAGTGAGGGTCAGCCCCCTTTGCAAAAGCATCAAGATATGTTTCATCACCCGATAGATGAGCCATCATTCTTAACTCTGCCTGTGAGTAGTCAAATGCCATATATAAATATCCCGGAGGAGCAACTAATTGTTTCTTGATATTGGGGTCTACCGATGTCTTTGGTATCTGCTGCATATTTGGGTCTGCAGAACTAAACCGATTAGAGTCTGTACCATGTATATTATACCTACCGTGTAATCTAGAATCATCTTGTACCTTTTCCCACCATCCATAAATATAGGTCTTATACATTTTCTCTAACCCTCGTAATTCAAGAAGCTTATCAAGGAATATTGCCTTTGGTGAATCTGGCTTTTTAATCGTTAACCTAAGGTTAGTAAGAGTTTCTTCATCAGTACTTGGTTTACCAGATTCATTATCCTTAATCACATCAAAATGAAAGCCATCTTCTGAATACATCAATGCAGGTAAATCAACTGGGCTACCCAAATTAATGGGCCTTATTAATTCTTGTTCCTTTTTAGTTGTGAATATACCTGCTTTGATATTTGAGATTTTCTGTTCCCTTGATGCAATCTTCCGTTTATCCTTTGGGTCATTATAATCTAACTCTTCAAGTTCTGATTCGATAGATTGAATATACTTATCAATCTTTTCTTGGTTGTACTTCTTTTCGAATTTCTTTACTCTTAGCAAGTCATATATTGCTTGTCTAGCAGCATCTATTTTTGGTTTATATTCTTCCAGAAGCTTTTTATTGAACTCAGTATCTAGATATAATCCCTCTTTCTCTACTGAGGTGAGTACTCGTGAATTACACATAAATAAATTACGGAATACCGAATACATACCCAAATCAATCAACTTCTTTTCAAAGAATAACATTAACCTAAGAGTATAATCCGTATCTTGACAACCGTAATGGCAAAGTGGGTCTAATCCCTTTTTATCCCAAGGTATTTTATCAAAAGCATCTTGTTTCTCATAATTACCATGCTCAGGCAAATACCTTCTTACCATTGATTTTAGGTCATGGGGTTTTTCCTCATTAAGAACATATTTTGCAAGCATACCATCTAAACAAGTACCCCTATAGAATATTTGATACTTTTGGTTTATCTGGTCATCAAACTTCCAGTTCCATGCAACCTTTACAATGTCATAATTCTCGATTACCTCTTCCCCAAATTTCTTTATCATCTTTTTCCAATTCCAACCCGGTGAAGTATAATCTTTTGTTTCGAAATGGTCTAAAGGAATAGAAGCACCAAACCCTGGCATCCAGGATACTGAGAGTATAGTTGGCTTAAAACTCTTATTATAAATAGGTTCTGCATTCGTTTCATAATCACAGCAAGCATAACCCGTAGCTTTACAACAAGCAATAAGTTTCTTAAGCTCTCTCTTGTTTTTTATTATTGTATACCGTGTCTCCATATTTTAAAATAGAAAAAGGGACATACCCCCCAGTAGTAGATACATCCCTCGTATATTAGTATTTCTCTTGTAAGTCTTCCAGATTAGATGCTAATGATGTCCAATCTTTCTTATAAGCATGAAGAGAATCGATTGTGTGATACAGATAACCCGGTTTTACTCCTACCTCTTTAGCTACATATTGCATGAGTCTCCATGCAAGATATACATCATTACCGAAATGTTGTACAAAGTCCGAACTTCTTTGATGATAGCAAATATGTAATACCTTCTCTCCTTTACCATTCTGACGGATAAGGAAATCATAATACATTGAGCAAGGTATACGTTTACTTCCATCAAGGAATCTTAAATCTGTACCATGGAATATAGGGAGTACTGCTTTACGAGTATCATTATCCCTCTTAAGAAGTTCAATAACTGATTGCATTGCTGAATCACAGTTAAAAGAAGTACTACCATAAATGTCTAACGAGTTCCAAATACGCTCTGAGTAGGTGTAATCAAACTTACCATTCACCAAAAACTGTTCCCATAAATCTTTTCTCAATTCCCAAGCTTTACCTGGATTTAAATCATACCAACCAATTCTTTCTTTAAACTCGGCATCTGCCCATTCCTTTGAATGAGAGAATACAAATAACCATATTGGGTCTCCAAGTGAAGTTAAACAATATTGTGGGCAAATGAGTTCTTTTGTAATAAAATCCTCATTACCTTCAATCACTTTATTCTGATAGGTCTTTGGTTTTACAATTTGACCATAACTGTTAAGTTCTCTGCCCATTTCGGACATTAACTCAAAACTGTTAGAATATATCCTCATATAATATAAATATTTAATTGTATGACATTGTAGAACTAACCCAGGTCATATGCCAGTAGCGACAAAATCATCAAAATCCTCTACCTCTTTTAATAACAAGGGTATATCTGGTTCTCCCCCGTTCTTTTTAATCTCAAAAACTTGGTAATAGAATTTGTTTACTAATCCTATACGCTTCT